CTACTGGCGACAAAAAATGTTTCTTACCAATTAAAACAGGATGTCACGCACTTGTTAAAAAAGCACTTCTTAAAATAGGAACACGTGTTCTTGCTACTAGTGATTTATACGGAACTCATCAAACTATTCGACGAGCATTTAAAACCAATGAAGAAAAAAGTCAAAAAGATTTTGTTAAAAATGGATGCCACGATGTTTTTGAACCAGATAATCAAGGTACTGGAAAATACCAAATGAAAGATGTGATTTATGCTGCCGACCAAACAACAGCAACTATTGACCCATCTGTTCAGATTACTGTTTCAGAAACCGAATGTCCAGTATTTTCTATTCGATTAAGTGAATTATTCCCTATGATGCGAAATGTTCAACTTCCTTTATATCTTATTAACGAACCAGTTTCAATTGAATTGACTTGGAACACTCAAGTTGATGGAGCAGGTTCTCTTGGTAAAATGCTTTGTTTTCAACAAGGTTTTGCTGGAGAGACTGGAGCTAAAATCGGTTTAAATAATGTTCGATTCCTTGCTGATTACCTTACTTATGAAGACGAACGCATGTCTCAAACCGCAAAACTAGTCAATTCACAGCAAGGTTTAGTAATGCCTTATGAAGATATGATTGTCACGAATACAAATATACCAGCATTAGGAACACCACCAGGAGCAACGACAGCAGTTCGTCAAGCAGTCGCGAGAGATTTGGGTCTTTCGGGTCGCAATGTAAGACAGATTCTTGTATCTGATAGAGTAGGAACTTCTAATGTTATAATGGGTCAATACAATTCTCAAGCATATGACGTTGCTGATAGTTATAATTGGCGAATTAATGATCGAACCATTTATTCTCGAGAAGTAGAACTTGAAGCACGAAAAGCAAACCAACTCGCCCAATGTTTCGCAACCAATATCAATTGTCTTAATGCCGAATACTCGAATGATGCTTTAACTAATAAACAATCTCCAGACCATCCTAAAAATAACAATGTAGTTTCTGCTTCGACCTTTGAAGGTCACGCAATGACTTCTGTACAGGGACAGATGCATTTTGAAGGTGTTGATTTGCGAACAAGCACTGCTAATGTTCCAGGTTCTGGTATTGCTGTTGGTCAAAAACCAGTTGAACACTTACGAACTATCTCACGAACAGCAGCAGATAATGATGATAGAGTAATCACTTATTTTTCAACAGTAGAACGAGCAATGGTTCTCCGAAATGGACTTGTTTCAGTATCGGCTTGAGCGTAATCTCCATTTAATTAATATAATGTTTAAAATCCATTTAAGAAATATATAACTATATTATATAGATTAATAATTATAAATAAATAAAATAAAAATGCCTAGAACAAAAGGTTGTGGAAATATTACTAATTATCATTATTTATTGAAAAAATATAAAGATGATGACAAAACGGAGATTGAAGAAGAACGGTATTTCAAAACTCAAAAAGAGATTCAAGAACAATATTCAATGAAAAAATGTAGTGTTTATAGTTTAATAAATGTAAATCCAAATATTAAACAAAACAAGTATAAAAATATTGCTATAGAAAAACTGTGTCCTCCTATTCCTATCTTTTCTCAGATAGAAACTATTCCTCAAGGTTTAGTAATTAATTAATTTTTTAATTTATTTTTTATTTCTCATTATATAATAAATATTAACAATGTATTCATATTTATTTGGACATTATTTTTATAGAGACGATATGATAAATATCATTAATGAAGTTGAAACTAGAAGAAAAGTATTAAGAAATGCTGGTCAAATACCTTCTGTATCATTTTCAGAAGACCTTAAGAATAAATTGATGGGAATTGAATCTACAATCATTAAATTTAAATCTGGTAAAGAAGAAAAATAATACTAGACTATTGATATATTATTTTTTAAATTATTTTCAACTTTTCCAATATCTTCATTTTCAACTATATTATCTAGTATATCTAATATATCATTATTTTCTACTTCTATTATATCACAACCTAAACAAGCACTCTTTAGATGTTTAACATTTTTCAATGTATAAATAACACTTGCCAATAAAGCACCAACTCCACCCATTATCAAAGTAATCTCTTCTGGTTTATATACCATTTTATTATTATTTAATATCTAATATAATGTTATATAATTATGATAGAAGTTCAAATTATTAAAAGTACTAAACCATTAAAGAAGTATATGGCAATATTTCATAATACTATTAAAAATAAAGATGGTAAAATTCAGATTAAAAAGAAAACAATACATTTTGGGTCAAATCCTTATAAAGATTATACAATTTATTATAAAGAAGAAGGAAAAAAGAAAGCAGATGAAAGAAAGAAACTATATGATAATAGACACATTAAGAGGGAAGATTGGACAAATCCTCAAACAGCAGGTACACTTTCAAAATACATCCTTTGGAATAAACCAACAATTAAAACAAGTATTAAAGATTATATAAATAAATTCAATTTAAAATTAATTAAATAAATAAATAAATAACTAGATTATAAAATGTTTAAAAAAATAAATATAATAATTGATGAAACAAATGCTTATCAAAAAGGAAGTGTTATTCTTAGTTTTTATAAAATTATTGTATTAGTAATAAAAACTTCTTATTCTTCTTTATCAATGTTCTTTACCCAACCATCGCCTTCAGTATTTGATGAAGATTCATAAATCAGATTATTAAAACCAGAATATGCTTTTGATGGATTACTTTGTAAATCCAAATATAAGAAACCGTATTTCTTTTTTGAAGCTTCTTTATATAATTTTTTAAAGTTTTCAGCACCTCCGAATTGGTCACTATATTCTTCAGTGATTTTCAATAGTTCTTTCTCATTAGGATTTGGACTTCCAATTATAGCAAAAGTTGCATTTTGTCTAATAGTTGTTTCCAATCCACGAAATAACTGAGAAGCGAATAATAATAAACCAATATTATAATGTCTCGCTCTCGTTGCTAGGTAGTTTATCTTACTTGATTTTTTTATACCTAGAAAGTCATCTAAAACAATAGCAATAAATGGTTTCTCACCTCTAGGAAAAGAATCTTGATAATTTATAATATTATCTATAATTTCATCAATTCGACTTAAATCATCAAATATTGTTTCTGGAAATTCTTCTTTTAAAAATCTAGAAGTTCTATCATTGTTTATTGTATTACTAATAATATATACCATGTCGAATTGGTCTTTGTAAAAGTTAGGATTTAATAGTAAATTTGAAATAATTGTCGATTTACCAGTTTTGACAGGAGATATTAATATACCAACTTGACCATTAGCAATATTAGGAAGATTGGGATGTAATGGTTTACTTAGTTTCTGTTCTGTTCCATCTTCTTTTACTGGTAATATATCTAAATCTACATTACTGAATTCATTCATTTTTATTNTATATAATAACTAGATATTTTAATTTTAATTATATTATTTATTAAACATTCGCAGGGAATCGCCTTTTTATTTATAAACTTCCTAATCGACCACTTTTGACATTCTATTCTTATATAATAGATTGCCAAACGTGGTCGGATTTATTCCCATTTTTTAACATATTATTTAATAAAAACCTCTAATACAATATATAACTTTATTAATGATTTGAATTTAGTTATATTCTCATTTTTGTAAATTCTGGAATAATATTTTTTAATGTCAAAATTGGTCTTAATAATTATAGTAAAGTTTAAATTCTATTTTTAGAAAAAATAAATATCTAATTATATATTAATAACTTAATTAATAAAATAATCTAGTAATAAATTAATTAATAACCTACGATGGATTTAGATTTACCTACACTTGATATTGTTGAAGACATCGCTGAAGTAATGGACGATGAATTAACGATCGAAAAAATTCCAACTGAAGAAGAACACATTAAACATTTAGAAATTGAAGAAGAGAAAAAACAACCATTTATAAGGAAAACAGTAGTTAAAAAGAAAAAGGAATTAAGTGAAAAGCAAAAAGCACATTTAGACAAAATCAGAGGAATGGCATTGGAAAAGAGACAAATCAAAGCAAGAGCAAAGAAAGAAGCAGTTGATAAAGTAAAAGCACAAGTATCAGAAGAACACAAACCAAAATATTATATACCAAAACCTAAGAAAACTAAAGAAGAAAAAGCACTTGAAAAAGAAGCAAAAAAGAAATATAAAAAACAAACAATGGAAGTAATTGAAGAAGTTGTTAATGAAGAAGAAGAAATCACACCTTCTGATTTTATTCCAAATCATAAAGAACTTATTAAAAAACAAAAAGAACAAGATTTAATTAATCAACAAAATAGCTTTAATAACTTTATGGGAAATATGGAGAACTATATGAAATTAAGAGAATTACATGAACAAGAAAAACAAGAAAAACAACCAAAACAAGTAAAACAAGAAAAAGTGAAAGATGTTCCAATTAAAAAAGAAATTCCACATCAAGTTCCAACAGTTCTTCAAACAGAACCAGAAAATCCTTTCTCTAATTATTTTGGTTAATATATTTTAAATTTTTAGTTTTTTTTTCTCTAGTATTATTAAAGAATATAGAATATAATAATTAATAAATAATGAGTGAAACCATTATTATTGAAAGTAATAGACAAATCGCTTATAAACAAGAAAAAGCAGCATTAATTAATTC